GCTGGAGGGCGGGGACGAGATCCTGATCCCGCTGAACATGGTGCCGGGGAGCCAAGCCAGCACAATTCCCGCCCCGGAGCCGGAACCGGCGGAACCCGAGCCCGAGCCCGAGGAACCGCCCCGGCGGTCTGTGCGGGCGACGGACGACGAAGGGCCCCTGAGCTGGGCCAGCGAGGAACACCGAACGGCGCTGCGGGCGGCTTTCAAGGCGTGGCTGACGGAGGAGGCCGGCATCATCGAGCGCATCACCCAGCGGGTGCTGGGGGAACGGGCCGACACGGACGAAGAAGAAGCCCTGCTGGACGCGCTGAACGGATATTTTGACGAGCCGGTGCCCATGCCGGAGGATGTGAAGGCGGCGGTGAAGGAAGCCGCCGGGCCCGCGAGGGCGCGGCTGCGGTCGCAGGTCCCCAAGGCCAAGGACGCCATCACCCCGGCCTGGGAGGCGGGCTTCTTCGGCCGCTACTACAGCGACATGGGCAAGCGGCTGAACGAAGCCAACCGGGCCGACATGGCAAAGTGCATAAAGCGAGCGGGGGGCGTGGCCCTGGCAGACGCGATATTCCGTCGGCTGCGGGCCTGGCGCACCACGCGGCCCGGAACCATGGCCAACAACGAGATCCCGATGCTGGCGAACGAGTACCTGTTCGCCGGCTACCGGAAATGCGGCTACCAAATCATCTGGAGGGCGGGCGTGGCCGAGTGCCCCGCCTGCCAGAACATGAACGGGCAGACTGTTACGACGCTGAAACCCCCGCTGCACAAGGGGTGCAACTGCTGGGTAGAGCCGAGATTGGAGTGATCGAATATGACTAACCGCGAAGTGCGGGACATGCACGGCGAAGTGCGGGCAGCGAGTCGGGGAGCCGATGACAAGGGCCTCCGGTTCGAGGGCTACGCCGCGCTGTTCAACGAGTGGTCCCAGAACCTGGGGGGCTTCCGGGAGCAGATCGCCCCGGGGGCATTTTCAAGGACCGTCGCAGCGGACGACATCCGTGCGCTGTTTAACCACGACAGCAACTATGTGCTGGGCCGGACGCGGTCCGGTACGCTGAGGCTGTGGGAGGATGAGAAAGGTCTGGCTTTTGAGCTGGACGCGCCGGACACCACCTGGGCACGTGACCTGCATGAGTCTGTGACCCGAGGCGACGTGAGCCAGTGCAGTTTCGGCTTCGAGACCGTGACCGACGACTGGCGGCAAGTGGACGGGCTGGATGAGCGGACGCTGAAAGAGGTCAAGCTCTTTGACGTGTCCATCGTCACCTTCCCCGCCTACACGGCGACCAGCGCCCACGCCCGCAGCGCGGCTGAAGTGCTGCAGGCGCACCGGGAGGCGGTCGCCAAAGAGACCCGGCCCAAGGCCGTACCGGTATCGGTGCTGCGCCGGAAGCTGGACCTGATGACGAAGGAGAGTGAGCAACATGGCGTATAATTCCCCAAACTATTTTGAGCAGGGGACCGGCAAGCTGGTGATCGGCGGGAACATGGAGATCAAGGACATTTCCAAGGTCTCCGGCCTGCCCACCTGCCCGACGGTGCCAGAGATCCCCGTTGCGGCCAACGTGGCGGAATGCACGGCCACCGACGTGGCCGGGTGCGTCGCGTCCATCAACGCCATCATCACGGCGCTGATTGAGGCCGGGATGATGAACAGCGGCGGGCCGGCCGACTAACCCAAAGATTGACAAGGAGTGAATGAGCATGACTATGATTATCCGCGAGCTGCGGCAGAAGCAGACCAAGCTTTCCGCCGACATGAGGGCCCTGCTGGACGCAGCCCAGAACGAATCCCGTGACCTGACCGCAGAAGAGCTGGGCCAGTTCACCAAGATGGAGGCCGACTACGCCGCCCTGGGCGAGAGCATCGCCCGGGAAGAACGGCAGGCGGCAAGGGAGGCCGCCCTGGCCGGGACCGCATCCGGCGGCAATCCCGCCGTTGAGCGCGGCCTTGGCGGCGCGAAGCGCACCGCCGCAGCGCCCAACGACACCGACGAGTACCGGAGCGCCATGTTGGCCTACATGGTCAACGGCAGCATTTCCCCCGGCCTGATCCTGGACGGCGGCGAGAAGCGCGACATCCTGGGCGTTTCCCTGACCGGGAGCGGGGCGACCGGCGCTGTGCTGGCCCCCGTGGCCCTGGAGCGCAGCCTGATCAACGAGATCACGGCCCAGAACGCCATCCGCCAGTTGGCGGACGTGCGCAGCTCCGTCTCCGACGTAGACATCCCCTACGTGAACACCCACACCACCGCCTACCTGGTAGGCGAGGGCGTGGCCGTCACCGCGTCCACCCCTGCCTTCGCCAAGCACAACATGAAGGCGTACAAGGTGGGCGCCCTGTCCTACATCACCCATGAAGCCCTGCAGGATATGTTCATCGACATGGAAGCCTGGGTGCGCGACGACTTCGCCGCGGCCTTCGCATCCCTGGAAGAGACCCATTTCCTGACGGGCACCGGCAGCAGTCCCTCCGGCGTCATCACCGGCGCTTCCTCCGCTGTGACCACGGGCTCCAGCACCGCCATCTCCGGCGACGAGCTGATCAGCCTGATCTACGCGGTGGACGCCAAGTACCGCCAGAACGGCTCTTTCGTGATGAAAGACTCGACGGTCGCCCTGCTGCGCAAGCTGAAGGACGGCCAGGGCCAGTACATGTGGCAGCCTTCCCTCGTGGCGGGCCAGCCTGACCGGCTGTACGGCTACCCCATCTACACTTCCAGCAAGATGGAAGAAGCGACCGCGGGCAAGAAGTCCGTGCTGTTCGGCGACTTCAAGAAGTTCCGGATCCTGGACCGCCGGGGCCTGTACTTCCAGCGGCTGAACGAGATCGCAGCGACCACCGGCCAGGTGGGCTTCCTTGCTTTCCGCAGGTACGACAGCAAGCTGCTGGTTTCGGACGCCATCAAGTACATCACCCAGAAGTCCTAACGGAACGACCTGACGAATGGGATAGGAGTGAGAGCACATGGACCCCATCATGACAGCGGCGGAATTTGAGCGGTTCTCCGGCCGGTCCGGGATGCCCCTTGACGACATAACGGCATGGATCGCCGTTGGGCAGCAGGCGGCGGACGACTATACGGGCAGGACGCTGGGCTACGGCGCGATGGCCGAAAAGCTGGTGATGCGCGGCTCCGTGGCGCTGCTCCACTCCTATCCCGTGGACGAGAATGAACCTGTAACGGTCAAGGTAGACGGCGAGACGGCGGCGGATGACAGATACTTCCTGAGCCACAAGGACGGCCTGCTTTACCTTGGCCGGGCGAACGAAAACGACGCGGTGGTGGAGGTGGAGTACCATGGCGGCTACAAGACTGCCGAGGTACCGCCGCCCATCAAGGTGGCCTGCGCCATGATCGCCAACGCCATGCTGACAAAACGGGACAGCGGCGGCCAGCAGATATTATCCGAGAAGCTGGACGGATACGCTGTGGCCTATGTGCAGCAGTTCGGCGGCACCGGCCTTGAATCGGTGGCCCCGGCGGCGGCGGCGCTGCTGCGCCCCTACGCCCACAAGGCGGGGGTGGCGGTATGAGCATCATAGAGCGGGCCCGAAACCACATCGCGGACATCAAGCGACGTTTCCCAAGCGAGACCGCCGTATTCACCCGGCGCGGCGTAGACCAGTACGGCCAACCAACCGACGCGACGCAGCCGGTAGGGACGGCCACCGTGTGGCGGCGGCTTCCGGAGCTGCCGGAGAAACGCACGATAGACATCAGCGGCCAAGTATACGCGGACGACAAGGACATCTGGATCGAGGCCATCTGGGCCCCCGATTTGCCCGACGTGCGGCGCGACGACGTGTGCACCCTGGAGGACGGGGTGCCCCGCATCGTGCGGAACATCCAGAACCGCATGAACATCCGCGTACTGTGGCAGCTTTCGGAGGGGGTGTGACCGTGGGAGCACCCGGAGGCATCAATGTAGACATCAGCGTGTTCACGAAGGCCACCGATGATCTGCGCGATAGTGTGCGAAAGAACACCATCGCCTTTGCCAAGACGGCGGCGACCAAGGCACAGGCCGAGATGCGCAGCGGTGCGAGCTGGACGGACCATAAAGGCGTAGCCCGGCGAGGGCTCCACGCTTCGGCGAAACAGACCAGCGACAGCACGCAGATCCGCATCGGCGGAGCCGCCCCCAACTACAAGCGGGGCAAGCGCGGCGCGGCGGATTACATGGAGTTCCTGGAGTTCGACCACGGGAAGCGCTACGGCATCATCTTCCCCACGGCGGACGCCCTGGTGGACAGCATCCGCGAGGAATTTGGCAACGCGACGCTGTACGGAGCGTACAACATCGACATCCAGCGCGACCGGGCAGCCCACCGGATGCGCGGCAGAAAAAAGAGGTGATGAACGCCAATGAGTTCAATGCGCGAGACCATTTACAACAGCCTGAAAGGCGCGGGCCTGACGGTGTACCTGCCGGGGCAGGTGCAAGGAAAATGCACGGCGCCCTACTGCATCGTGACCGACGCGGGCACCATCCAGACCGGGCGCACGACCGGGCGGCGCGTGTACATCATCACCGGCTGCGTCCCCGAGAGCAGGCCGCTGGACCTGCGGGTATTGATGGGGCAGATCCGGACTGCGCTCATCGCCAACAAGCACATCCGCGCAGACGGCGGGGTATCGGAGGAGCACTTCGACGAGGACCACGAAGCCATCTGCGCAGCCATCGAATACAGCGCCCTGTGCGCTATTTGACCAAGGAGTGAGAGATTATGCCTAAAATCGAAGCGGGCAACATCGCCAACGTGGAGCGGATCAAGATCGAAACGGAGGAGACTTCGCCCAAGACCTATGTGTTCGAGACGGCCACCAGCGCCAGCTTCACCGCTGTGAGCGACGAGGGCGCCGAGAACACCCTGCGCATCAAGAACACCATCCACGGCCTGATCAAGACCGACACCCTGGTGAAGGGGTACGATATCGAGTTCTCCGACCAGACGCTGATCCTGGAGATCATGGCCCTGATCGACGGCGGCAGCTACACCGGCCACCAACCTGGAGTCGGGGAAAAATACAAGGGCCCGGTGGCAGGGTCTGCCGTGACGCGGAAACCCTTCACCCTGACCCTGTACACGAGCGACCGGGACACCAACGGGTCGGCGGTGGCCTACCATCAGTGGGAATTTCCCACCTGCAAGGGGACGCCCATCAGCGGCAGCTTCAGCGACGGCGAGTTCGCCACCAACGCGTACAAGTGCGAAAGCCGGCCTGCAAAGGGCAAAAACACCATAACGGTTGAACGCCTCGCTGCCCTGCCAACTGTGACCTGACCATAGCTAACCATTATTGACCGACCAACGCCCGCCTTGGCGCTTATGCCGGGGCGGGTGTTCTATGAAAAGGAGGTGCGCCGGCGTGGAGATCACCGACCTGAGCGCAGTTGCCGAGAAACACGGCGCGGTACAGACCATCACCCTGCCCGGCTGGGGCGGGGACGACGCATTCATCTGCAAGGCCAAGCGGCCCAGCCTGTTCAACATGGCGGCCACCGGGCTGATCCCCAACCCCCTGCTGAACACGGTGCAGCAGCTTTTTACTGCCGACACCAAGAAAATAAATGCCATCGAGCTGGACAAGCAGGCCAAGGCTTTGATCGCCATGGCGCGGTACGCGCTTGTCGCGCCGACATACGACGAAATCATAGAGGCCGGGCTTGTGCTGACCGACGAGCAGTTGCTCGCCATCTATTCGTTCGCGCTGGGAGGTGTGGCGGCACTGGAGCCGTTTCGTAAAGCACTACGCGGCGGACCTGATGCTGATGGCGGAAGTGTACAAAGCCAAGCCAAGCGAAATCGTAAGAGTGGATGACCCCTTCGAGGCGTGGTGCCTCGACCAGGCGATAGCGATTTACACGGCGCGGATACGCAGGAAAGACAAGCTGCGGCCGCCCGTTACGGAGAATAACGACGCGCTTCTGGCGAAGCTGTTGAAGGACAAGAAGGAGTGATGGAGGCATGGCGCTGGACGCGGGCAAAGTGGTAGCCGTACTGGAGCTTGACACCACGGCCTTTTCGGGCGGCATCAAGACGGCCCAATCGCTGATGAAGCAGCTGCAGGACAGGTCGCTATCACTCACCGGGAAAATATCCGCCGTAGGCAAGACCATGGAGAGCGTAGGCAAGACCATGTCCAAGACGCTGACCTTGCCCATTGTGGCAGCGGGCGCAGCGGCGACGGCGGTGTTTACTTCTTTTGACGACTCCATCCGGCAGGTTTACGCCACCATGGGCCTGACCGCCGAGAGCGGCGCTGCCGACATGGCGGCGCTGGGGCAAGCAGCCAAAGACTTGGGCGCGACCACCCGGTACACGGCGGGAGAAGCCGCCAGCACCCTGAACTATTTGGCGCTGGCCGGGTACGACGCATCAAAGGCCATCGCCACCCTGCCCACGGTTTTGAACCTTGCGCAGGCGGGCGGCATCGACTTGGCGCAGGCGGCAAACATCGTAACCGACAGCATGGCGGCGCTGGGTATCGAAACGGAGAAGGTCAACGGCTTTGTTGACGAAATCGCACGGACAAGCCAGAAATCCAACACCAGCGTGGCGCAGCTGGGCGAGGGCATCCTGACTATCGGCGCGACGGCGCGGTATCTTGCGGGCGGCACAGCAGAGCTGAACACGGCGCTGGGCATCCTGGCAGACAACGGCATCAAGGGGGCAGAGGGCGGCACCCATCTACGGAACATGATGCTCCGCTTGCAAACGCCTACCACAAACGCGGCGAAGGCGCTCAAAAAGATGGGCGTCGATATCTACGATTCAGAGGGCAGGCTTCGTGCGCTGAATGAGATTTTCCGCGACCTGGACGAAGCTATGACCGGCTGGACCGACCAGCAGCGCAATGCCCTGATGTCGAACCTGTTCAACAAGACCGACCTTGCGGCGGCGGGCGTCATGATGGCGAATTACGGCGACCGCTGGGATGAGCTGAGCGGGTACATCTCCAACGCGGACGGCGCGGCTGCACAGATGGCCGCCACCATGGAAGGCGGCATCGGCGGCTCTTTCCGGAACCTTGAAAGCGCCGTTGAGGGCCTGGCTATCGAGTTTGGCGAGAACTTCGCGCCGACCGTGCAGAAGGCCGCAGACTTCATCTCCGATCTGGTGAACGGCTTCTCTGCGTTGTCGGAGGAAACACAAACAACCATCGTCAATGTGGCGGCGGTTGCGGCTGCGTTCGGGCCTATTGTTTTGATACTGGGCAAAATCGTATCTGCGGCAGGGACGCTGATCCCGATCCTGACCGGGCCGGTCGGAGCCGTTGCGGCCTGCGGCATCGCGGTTGCGGCGCTTGCATCGTTTACCCGTGAAATCGACGGGTTCAAAGAATCGCTGGATAACGTAGACCCCGAAATAGCCGCCAAGTTTGACAGCGCGTTTGCCGAGGCGAAAGTGACGTTTGACGCTACGGTGACGGACAACGCATCGACGACCGTCAACGACGCGGTAACGCGGCTGCGCAGCGTGCTGAACAGCATCAACATCCTGACGGACGAAGAGCGCGACGCCATTGTCGCCGGCGTCGGGCAGGATGTTGACCCCATCCTGCAGGCTATCAACAACGCCGGGATCGATACATCCACCGAGGAGGGCGCGGCTGCCGGAGCACCTATATTGGCGGCAGCTATGCAGCTGGCAACGGCTATCAAGTTGAGCGAGGGCGCTATCCGTTTGCTTGACGCAAAGAGTATCGCGAAGCTGATCAACAGCGACAAGGAAACGATCATCAAGGCGCTGGTGGAGAAAGGCGCGGAGCCGAAAGAGGCGGAGACCGCGGCGGAGCAGATCATAGCGGCACGCGAAACACTGGCCGAGGCGTGTGACGTGACCGGCATCGTGCCGGATGACATTGTGCAGATCGTGCTGGGCGAGAAGTCCGCGCTTGTGACAGCCTTGCAAGGGCTTGGGCTGACGACGGACGATATCGCGGATATTGTGGCGGCCTATACCACCGCAAATCAGACCCTGGGCGCGAGCGTGGGCAGCGTGTACAAGACCATAAAAGATGCGTTGACCGACGGCAAAGAGGACACCGAGGAACAGAAGCAAGAATTGATCGACAATGTGGCCGACTACTTTGAGGGGCTGCTGGCGCGCATCAAAGTATCCACGGACAGCAAGCTGGTAGAACTTCAAAAGCAACTCGACAGCGGAAAAATCAGCATTGAGGAATACAACACCGAAGTTGAGAACATCATAGCGAAAAATGATGAGCTGGTAGCCAATGTGGAGAGCGTGATGGGAGCGTCCGCCCAATTCGTCGAGGAATGGAGCGGAAAGCCAACATCAGCGTGCAAGGCTGCCATGGATGAACTGGACGCTGTCGCAGGCCGCGCCCAGCAAGTATCCGCCGACATTATGGCGTACATCGGCGAGGCAGAGGCCGCCATTGATAATCTGGCGTATCGGAAGGTAGCCGCCGGGGTATCAGTTGAGCCGGAGGATATAGCCGAGGCGTACAGTGCTGTGCGCGGGACCGCGGAGCAGCAGCGACAGGCATCAGAGCAAGCGTACCAAAAGACCAAAGAGGAACTGGGAACCAAGTGGGACACCGAGCGAAAGGCCGCCACGGAGAAAGGCGAGGATACAACGGCCATCGACACGGCATATCAAGAGGGTATGAAGCGAGCGGAGGAGCTGCGCGAGGCCGGGGGACAGATGGCGGACGAAATCCTGGAGAGCGGCACAGCGGCAATCCAGGCCGGCATCGCATCCACCCTTTCGCCCGAGATCGTGGAGCGGATGCAGGAAATGCTGGCGGAGATTAACCTGGCTGATCTGATGTACGAGGCGCTGCAGGCGCAAAGCCTGGTAGAAGAAACCGGCGAGGGCGTATTCAAAGGCGAAGACTGGTTTACCCCTGCTGTTCTACAGGCGCTGGGCTTCAAGGATGCCGAGTTTGACCCCGAAAGACTGGACTACTACATGGAGGCGGCAGCTGCCAAAGTCCGCGAGGTATATTTCGGCAAGATGCAGGACATGGAGCGCGAGTTCGCCGCTATGGATGTTGGCCCGCTGGCCGTAGCGCTTAACGAAGCTATGGAATCTGGGTTTATTGACGGCATCGACACGGACAATCTGGGCGCTACATTGTCGGCATTATTGGGCAACATGAGCGTTGCAGCGCCGGATATGACGGACTTAGGCGTAACGGCGGGCCAGCAGGTCATCAGCGGCGCTGAAAGCACAGTGAAAGGCATAATCGACGCCGGGCAGGATTTCATGCAGGGATTCATCGACGGCATGGGCGACAAGCTGCAGGCCATCATCAACAAGGCAAAGCAGCTTGCCCGGGCCGCGATCACGGCGATTGAGCGGGAGACCGACCAGCAGTCACCTTCAAAGGTGGCGCACCGGCTGGGCGCTTTCTTCGGGCAAGGCTTCGAGGAGGGTATCTACAGCAAGGTGACCGATGTGATGGCTGCATCCGCGCACATGGCCCGGGCGTCGGTGAATGGTTTGAGCGATTACCGGGCGTCCACAGGCGGCATGGCGAGGGTAAGCCCTGCGGCTGCGGGCGGCGCGGCAGGCGGCGGCAGCAACATGGCGGTGACGCTGAATGTGAACAACCCGGTCGTCCGGGACGGTAACGACGTGGCGCGGTTGAGCCGCGATATCAACAGATATACGGCGCAGCTTGCGCGTGGATACGGGGGGCGGTAGAGCATGAGCGATATGTGGTTCACATGGAAAGGCGAGCACAGCGACGCTTACGGCATCATCGTGAAATCTTTGCCCCCGGTGTACGCCCCCGCGCTGCGGGACGACAGTTACATCGTACCGGGGCGACACGGGGCGCTGCACAGGAGCGCGGGGGACTACGACGAGCAACTGATGATGCTGGAGGGGTACATCCCCTACGAGCAGGCAGGTTCCAATCCTGCGAGCCTGGAAGCCATCAAGGCGTGGCTGCGGGGGAGCGGCATTCTGACCCTGTCCGACAGGCCGGGCAGAGCGTACAGGGGGCGCATCACCGACGAGATAGCGTTTATCCAATGGGTAGCGGCATTTGACGACCGGCTGTTCAGCGTGTCCTTCTGGTGCGAGCCGTTCGCCTACGACGACGACCCTGTGGATATCGAGATCACGGCAAGCGGGGCCAATATCGTCAACCCCGGAACATTCCCGGCTTCTCCCATCATCAAGGTGGAGGGGTCGGGGGACGTAGTGCTTGCCGTCGGCGGCACGGCGGTGGGCTTGACGGGATTGACGGGAACGGTGACCATCGACTGCGAGGCGCGGTTTGCTTACGCGACCGACGCGACGGATCAGGTGGCCATCACCTTGGCCGACCATGTATGGCCTGAATTGGCTGTTGGAACGAGCGCGGTAAGCTGGGTGGGCACCGTCACCAAGGTGACCATCACGCCGAATTGGAGGTGGCTGTAATTGGGCAGCGTGTATGTGTATGACGCGGAGGGCCTGGATACTTCCACCACCGGCTTGTGCGGTGAGCTGGTGCCGGTGCGCTGCGAGCACGAGGAACTGGCCGGGGGCTTGTCCACCGTCACGATGCAGCACCCGTTCGACGAATGGGGCAAGTGGCGGCATCTGGAGGCCGGCAACCTGCTGAAGTGCGACGTGCGGTGCAGGACGGCCCCGGCCATCGACGAGAACGACCTGCTGATCACGAGCGTGGAGCGCTGGACGGTAAGGACCACCCTGACATCCACCCAGCGCAGGGTGTTCAAATCGAAAAAGGGCTCCAAGAAGAACGGCTCCCTGATCATGGGGCGCGAGGTTTTTGTTCTGCAGCAAGTCACGACCGGGAGCCTGACCCGGTGGCAGATAAAGTTTGAGGTGCAGCGCAAGCGGAAGAAGAAAATCATTTACACATGGAAGACCGGCTGGATCGAGAACAAGGATAACATCCTGGACACCAAGCTGGAGGACGTGACCACCCCCGGCGGCGACATGGAGGCCGTTTGCCCAAGCGTGGAGACAGCGCCGCAGCTTTTCCGCATCAACCGGATCGAGAAGGACGCGGAACGGGGCGTGAGCGTGACGGCGGAGCACGTGTCGTATGACCTGAAATACAACGTGACCCGGTTCAATTACACCGGGCAGTTGACCGGGCTTCAGTGCCTGAAAGGCGGCACGGCGACCATCGGGGGCCAGGCGGTGACGGTGGAGGACGGCATCATGGGGTCGCTGGACTTCGACACCGAGGTGGAGGCGTACACCAACATCGGCAGTGTGCGGGTGGCGGCGGATTACATCAACGTCAACCCAACGGCGGCACTGCTGGACCCCAAGACCGGCTTTCTGGCGAAGTACGGCGCGGAGCTGATCCGGGACGACTGGACCATGTACTTTGTGACGAGGGCCGGGCGCGACAACGGGATGCGCATCGAATACGGCAAGAACCTGACCGGGGTACAGTTCGAGGTATCGGAGGAAGACCTATACACGGCGGTGCTGCCCTTGGGGGTCAACAAGAACGGGTCTGTACTGTATCTGGCGGATAACGCCAACCCCGGAAGCATCAGTAACTATGTGCTGAGCGAGCACGCAGCCCTGTACCCCTTCATGCGGGTAAAGGTGCTGGAATGCGACGCGACGGTCGAGAAGACCAAGAAAGGCGTGACGCTGGCGGTGGCCCGTGCCCGGATGCTGGCGGAAGCGCAGGCGCAGTTCGCGGCGGACAACCCCGGGCGTATCGACGTGCCCGAGATGTCCGCGAGGGTCAACTTTGTTGAGCTGGGCGACACGGTGGAATATGAGAAGTACAAGGGGCTTGAAAGCGTGTTCCTGTACGACACGGTGACGGTCGCCGATGCTCCACACGGCATCGAGATAAAAGCAGAGGTGCAGGAAACCCGCTGGGACGTGCTGCAAGAACGAATGATCGAAATCGTGGTGGGGAACGTATCCCCCGGCAACGTTTGGAGCTGGGCTGTGGAGCGGGT